CCGCAGTTCTTGAAGTACTCAATAAGAATAGCATCCTCGTCTTGCTTCTCAAATACCGCTCGCATCTCTGCCGCCACGTTCTCAGGTATGACCTCACCCGTAATGGTAGCCCGTGCAGTCTCAGGACTGAAGCCATACAACTCAACCAATACAGCAATGGCAGAGTTCTCAGCGATAAGCCCCTCTTTGACGTTCTGAAGAAGTGTGATGATTCCAGTAACACCACCGACAGACCCTTTAAGAGCTGCCTGAGCGTCTTTGGTCTTGCTGTCAACCGTAGAATCTTCCTCAGTTTGAACAACTTGCAACCCTACTTTTTCACGAATCTCCGCCTCTGTCATCACAGAAGTAACGGTAGACTCAGAGAATTGTACGCTAATCGGCTCGGTGTCTTGAATGAACAGACGGTTAGCAAGTCCTTGCAACGCTGCTAATTCATTGAATACTCTCTCAATGAACTGCTGTCGGTTGTTTACGTAGGTGTTTTGGAATAACTCAAAGCTGTCAACCAATTGGTTTCTACTCGTAAAGATTCCGTCTTCTTTAATTCCGAAGAGTGCCGGGTCAGTTACTTGATGACCCGCGTAGATTTCCCTTTGTACAGTCTTATTTAAGATGTCGAAACGCTTATCAAAGTCGTTGCCATTAAGCTGCTGGATTTCTACCCCTCTGTCCCTTGAATCGGCAAAGTTTAGAACGATTGAATTTGCGTTATCAGTTCCCGTGAACTTGTCCTTTATTTGGCGTTCGATTTCTTCTTGCTCCTCAAGGGTCGGTTCGCCATTGTAGAAAGACACAATCGTACCGCCTACAAAGTTGTTCTTGACTGCGTTTAGGTGGAAATTTGCTATTTCTACGTCTAACTCAATGTAACCGGTTGACCCAAGATAGGTAGGTAGCGGGTAGTATTTGCAGTCAGGAGAGTATCCTTTGACGTAAAGTAGCTGTTTACCGCTTGGCTCTTTCCAATTGAAAGCGTCTATTTCCTCAACGACAGGGTTGTGTTTCTTCCAATCTTCGGAGTAGTAGTACTTCGTACCGTCCTCATTTGAACGATACCGAGCAAAATCAGCGTGATAAATAGCCGCAATCTTGTCGTTCAGTTGGTTGTAAACGATTTCAAGAGCGAAGCCGTTATATAACTCGTAGTCAAGTGCTACCTTCTCCAAGATGTCGTTCAGACTTTCGTATTGGTTCGGCTCGTTAATGAACTGCTGTAATCTCGCAAGCCCCATAGTGTCCAATCCTTCCGCATCTACTGACCAGCCCTGACCAACTACGTAATCCTTCTTGGAGTTGATGATAGCGTGATGCTTCGCGCTTCTACGGTATAAATTCAGAAGGTACTCAGGATATCTGTTTTTATATTCCCCTTCGTCTCCGAATAGAATCCAATCCTTGCCTCTCGCCTCCTTGAAGGTCGGTACTTTATGCGCTCCGAAGTTTAGAATTTTAAGAGCCATATACTACATAGTTTGAGTTGCCGCCTGAGTAGGTGGTTACTGGTGTTGTTGTTCCCGTTACTTTTACGATTCCCGATTCTAATTCGGTCAATCCAGTAGGGTCTAAATTTGAAGCTGATGAGTTAGCGTAAACGAAGTAACGCCATTGTCCCTCCGTTGGTAGTTCGACCTCTGCGTTCAAGTTATTAGGGCTTGTCTGTTCTGTAATGGTGAACCTGTTAAACCGCTCCGGGTAAAGACTTGAATCAGTAGCCACACAGTACTCAACCGCCTCCGTGTTATCCGACTGGAACTTGAAGAGGTAATAGGTAGCCGTTCCCTTTTCCGTAAGGGTTAACGCTATCTCGTTTGCGCTATTTCGTTCGATGTTTATCAAACTGCAAACACTACATATTCAATATCACAGTCTGCTGTGTCAGCTTGTGCGCTGATAACGTCAATATCCACAAATGCGCTAAACGCTCCAGCCGCAGTATCTGCATCCATTGAGCCAGTCGATAGCATGAAGGTAGCCCCAGCATCAACCTTAACGTCTGCCGTTTCTGCTCCACTATTCTTGAATCTTACTCTGATGAAGTTAGTGTTGTCCAAGTTGGTTATGCGGATGTACTTGATTGAAGAACGAACGAACTTCCCTTGTCCGTTTGCTGTATTAAGTTCTATGAGGTCTATCTCGTTAGCCGAGTCAACTGTCATTACTCTGCGGTCTGCCTCTGCCACGTTGTCGATTGTGCGGGTGTGAGTGCCACCTCTGTCAACTCCTCCGAGTGTTAGAGCTTCAACTATTTGAACAGTTGCTGTTGCTGGGGTTACGGTCGATGCCATGCGTGTTTTTCTTTAAATAGCAAAAAGGCGAAACTGTGCCAAACGAAAAAGGGTCAGCGTTAGCCGACCCCCTTTCAACAGAACAATGAAAAAGAGAAAGTGTGAAGATACGAATTAGTTTGTAATCGCAGTAACGTCTGCGGAATCGATTGAAAGCATCTGCTCTGCTTCCATTCCGCTAAAGGTCAAGCTGTAACCGCTAAGGTCAGCGAAAGCCGTACCCGTTGCAGAAGTTCCAGCATTGAGTTCAAGACCATTTTGCCAACCGACAACCCAGTAAGAACCATCGTTAGTTTCTACGATAGCCACAAGTCTTTGTTGAGCCAACACCTTGATCTCGTTGCGCTTGTCAACATCCAATTTTGAAAGCACTACAACCACCTCAGGAGTGAAGTAAACCGTTCCATTCTGACTGTTACCGTTGATGGTTTCCGTCAAAGAAGATGTTTCCTTCAACTGCTCGTAATTGTAAAAGGTAGGCGTTCCTGTGATTGAAGTAACTGCTCCAGCAGATACAACAGGTGTTAATGCTAAATAATCGTCAAGGTTTGCAAATCTAACGCTCTTCACTCCGCCTACGGCATCGCGGCAGTCAAGGTCAAAACCTGTAGTTAGTGCGCATCCAGTATATGCCATGTTTTTAGTTTTTAGAGTGAAGGGGAGAGCCGAAGCCCTCCCCGATTAGATTAAAGAACTATACCAGAAATTTGGTCAGGAAACGCAACCTGAACGCCTACTGTCAATTCAACCGCGATTTTGAATTTACGGTCGTCTTGTGAGTACCATGACTCGATGCGTGAAGCATCTTCTTCCAAGTCCATGCCAACGTACATATTGCTGGTACGTGCAAGGTAAACATCGTTAATGGCAGTAAGTCCGCTTGTCGCTTGAATCTTCAAGTTAGTACCCGGAAATACCATTGACAAAGAACCCATTTCAGTTTGGTAGCCTTGAAGCTGACCTCCAGCAGTTACCCATGAACCAACACCGTTCTGAATAGCAATAGCCAATGCTCTGAACTTGTCAGCACCTACGAATACAACAGCATCATCGTTTTCGATAACTGCATCTGCAGCCGCTTCATATACTCGCTGAACCGCCTCAACCATATTGTTTGCAGTCAATGCCGTAGCAAGTGGAGTTCCCGAACCGAATGCAGTTGTGTTAGCATCAATATAAGAACCTCCACGAATAGCATCACGGAATCCGTTGAAGAATTGGTAGTTGCCAGTTCCAGTTGACATTCCCGAAGAAGGTGAAGAACCAACTGACCTCCAAATCATCTTCTCCAACTCAGCAGCAATCTTCTCTACAAGGTAGTTAGCGAAGAACTCCTCGAAAGGAATTGTCTCGTAGTGTGCTCCTGAAGGTAGTTGAGTTCTGAGGTAAACTGCCTCCAATTCTTTCGGGCAGAACTCCATGTTCAGCTTCAATTTAGCTGGGTCGATGAATCTCTGCGTTAGAGTGATGTCTCCATCTTCGTTCCAAGCACAGCCGCTTCCATCTTGGAAGTTAATATCAATGTCAGCTAAGTTGATAGCACTTTTCCCTTTTACTCCTACTTGCTTTTCAACAAGTGCCATAGTTGGCGAAGAAGTCAGAGCTTTAGCAATTAGCGGAAAATTCTGCTCTTCAATGTAAGCCTGAAGTCCGCTTGTTAGTGGTGATGGTGCAAATGGCATTTTAGTATAATGTTTTTTGGTTTATTTCTTAGTTATTGCGCGCATCTTCTCAACCATCTCGGTGTAGTCGATGCCTTTGTTAAATGGGTTGGCTACCTTCTTAGAAGGCTCTTCTTTCGGAGTAGCTGCCATCTTCTCAACGATGTCGGTAATTAGACCAACAGCTTTCTCAATGTCGCTTACTTTTTCAGTCTTTGCAAACTTAGCAACCTCTGACTGAATTAACGTAGCAACTGAATCCATGATGTCCAACTTGAACGCCTCAGGGTCAAATGCAGGAACTTCCTCGGCAGCCATTTCTTCCTCTTTCTCCTCCTCTGCTTCCTCTTCTACTTCAGGCTCAAGGATTTCAACGATAACACCGCCTTCAGTTCTTACGATTTCACCTGACTCAAGTTCGTGTTCTCCGTCAGGTGCTGGTACTGTTTCAGCATCCTCACCTACAACGGCAACAGACGCGCCTATTTCCAAAGCTGGTTCTACTCGGACGATAGTTCCGTCCACAAGTTTAGCATCAACGAAAGCCTCTTCGGTTGTCTCGCTGAAAAGTAGTTTCTTGATTTCGGGCAATTTAGACCCCACAAGTTCTGAAATGTTCATAGGTTGTTTTTTAGTAAATAGCAATTCTTGGAAGGTGTGCCACTTGGCTATGCCCGTAGTGCTTTCTCTACCTCTTCGATTATCATTTTGTCCACGTCCATTTGGCGAGATTCTGAGAATACTCCTTCAACGCTGAACCCTTTGAAAGTGCCGTCCTTGACTTGCGCCCAAACCTCATCGTTGTCGACTTTGTAGCTTACGAACCATGACCCATTAGGTAGTTTGTCGAATCCCTTTGGCGTTGGTTTCATTTCGTCAATCAAGAAGGATTCAAACATGAACACTCCTTCTACATCTGTTGAGTGGTCTAAGTTGGTCGCGTTGGTCTTGCCTTCCTTCATGAACTTGTAGGCTATCTTACGAATAGCGTCCGAATCGAACACCACGTAGTACTCGCGCCCATCCTCGTCTTTGCGATAGATAGGATAGTCGGCAACCATTGCCGCTCCGCTTACGATTCGTTTCTCTTCGTTTAATGCGAACTTGTGCTTCTTGTTAAACGCCATCCAATTACGCTCAATGGCTGGATGGTCAACGAGTGAGATAGCATCAAGACCCGTTTCGTGGTCTTCGTCAATTGTTAAATAGATTACTGGTAGCTTGTTCATCCTCCGAATGTTGCTTGTGATTCAATTTGGTTTACGTTGTTTTGGTTGCCCGTTACTTCTGTCTCCACGACATACGCTTGTATTGGTGCGAGTTGTGCCTGTTCCGCTCCTCCGAGTTCGGTTGTGTTTGTGGTTACTGGTTGGATAGCTGGAGCTGATGTTATTTGTGGATCTGTAGGTGGTGGCGAAGAACCGCCTGGTACGTTAGCCGTATTGAGTGTAGCAACTGCTGAAGATATACCAGCTATGACCGCACCGACACCCGTAGCAATAGCCGCTATGTTCGCTGGAAACGGCCCAGTCTTTTGCGCTTGTGCAATTGCGCCTGTGATAGCCGTAGCTGTGTCGATAGCTATTTGAGCAATGGCTAAAGTCTTTTGTATTGCTACCGCCTCTTTTGATTTGTTTCCGCTCGCCTGAATTAAACCTCCCAAAGCATTGAAAACTTGCCCTGTTCCCTTCAAGCCAGCTTCTCGTGCTTTCTGTTTTTCTTCCTCTGCTTTTATAGTTGCCGCAACGTCCTCATCCCTGAACTTCTTGCGGAGTTTCGCAAGTGCTTCTTGCTTTGCGCTTTCTATGTCTATCTCTGTATCCCCAGCTAAACGAGCCTGTTCGGCAAGTGCCGCGTAATGTTGTTCAAGTTCAAGAAGTTCGAGTTCTCGCTCTTCCTTTCCTACTTTATTGAGTTCTTGACGTATATCAAACAGCTCCTTTTCAAGTGCCTTTTGATTTGTAAGTTGCTCCGCACGTTGACCAAGTACCCTTTCCTCAATGTCAACAAGTTCCGTTTCTGCTTGGATTTGCTGAACCCTTAATTCGTTTGTTAATCCGAACTGCTTTATCTGCTCATTGACAAAATCAAGCCTTGACTGAGCTGCTTGTTTTTCAATATCTATTTGCTTGTCAAGTATTCCTCCGAGTTTATCGTTGGCTTCAATCCTTTCTTGAATAGATAGGCTTATGTCGTCCCTTATTTGCCTCTGCCGTTCTGCCTCTGCTTGAAGTTCAAGCTGTCTTTTTGCTCTTAATGCGTCACCTATTTCTGCTTGTTTTTCAAGTTCGTTCAAACGTTTTCCCGCCTCAACGGCATTTGAAACGGTTTCGACTACAGAATCATAAGCATCGGCAACAGCACCCGTTACCGTGTCAACTATTTTGGTTGCCTTTTCCGCGCTTTTCGCTTGCTCTTCGGCTATCTCATTCTGCCGCCTTGCATTGTCGGCTAACAACTCTGCCGCTTTTTCTTGGTCTCCAGTAAGCGCTGCAAAAGTAGCACGTACCATATTCACGTTTATCATGAACTTATCAAGCGCAACATTTAGCTGGCTTACAACCAAATCCTTTAGGTCAACAAGAACATCATAAACACCCTGAGTTGATTCAATAAATGAGTCGAGTGCCTGTTGTGGGTCTGTGAATAGTGTCCCTAACCATTTAGCCAAAGGTATAACCGCATCGTTAATGATTTTG